CCTGCAACAGCACCTATTGCTGGTATGCCTGCTAGTGATCCTGCTAAACTAACTTGCTTCAATGTATCTGAGTCACCAAGTGCGCCACCTAATACAGGCGTATCAAAAGATTTTGCATATTCTAAAACGGCTTCTGGATCAGTAAAGTCTATAAAGTTTCCTTCTTCATCTGTACCAAAAGATGTTAAAGCAGTGACCTCATCACCACCCGGAGGAGGAGGTCCATCACTCTCCTCTTTAGGTACACACATTTGTTTTGCCCTGTTGTATACTTGACCGGGAGGACATACAGGGTCTGGAACATTCACTGTTACTGCAGGTGCTGCTGCTTCTGGTGTACCGTATTTACCTGTTGTCGGCTTATAATCATCTACATTATAAAACTCATTTGCTGAAGTATCACCACCAAATAAACTGCTACCTAGAAAATCTGTGACGTAATCAGGTGCATGATACCCGCCATGTTTATAACCTACAACACCACCTTCATTAGCCATCATAGGTTGTTCTTGTTGCATTGCTTGTTCAATAATACTATTTAAGTCATCATCACTAAGCTCTGCTTGTTGTGGCTCCATAGGCTCACCGCCTATTCTACCATCAGCATCCATCTGTTGCAAGCCCATTTTTGCTTCTGCTCGCATTTGTTCAAAAACTCTTACACCAAAGTAACGAACAACATCAGCAGGTACAACGTATTCACCTTCGGATAAACGTGCAGGAATATCATCACGTACTTCTACAGGTAGAGAGCCGGGGGGTACATTATTACCTGACACTGGGTCTACTGTCTCTGCGACACCACCTAGTGCAAAAACCATTTGTGTTTGATCATTCATTGATGTAAGCCCTCCTTGGGCAAATCCTTTTTGAGTTGGTCCCCAAGCACTAAACCCTTTTAACTCTACATCTGCACCTTCTGCATACCTAGCAAAATTTACAGCACCTTGGGCGTATCTGCTAATTTCTGCATCAGTCATAGGTTTTAACTTGTATATAGCCCTATTTTTTGCTTGTTGAATTGGTGATTTGGGCGTATTTGTATATGCTTCTTCTGAAGTTTCAATTCTTTTTTGTTTGTTAATTTCAGGGACTATTGCGTTTTTAGGTTTGTTATACTTTTTTTGAAACTCTGTCTGAGGAAGTGATCTGTAACCTGAAACTCTAGCTTCTATTTCTGAAGCTGTTTGCATGTAAGTTCTAAAAGACTCTTGCTCTAAATCCCTCATTAGTTTAGCTATTTTTTTGGCTGCTTCAGGGCTGTTGTAAAATTCTCTAATTTCTACACGCTCAGATAACATTTTATTATTTGAATCTACAAGTTTTGGTTTAGAGCTACTGTCCCACGAATTAGTTTTTTTACCTTCTTGATATATCTTTAAAATTTCGTCTTTAATTTTAATAAGTTTTGTATTTTGTTCTAATTTCTTTAAGTACAAATCCCCTTTATATGCTTTCTCAGGTTTAACAAGAGTTTCCATGTAACCACTAGGGCCACCCCCTACTTGTTCTAAACCTTTTATTTTCTTATCTTGCCATTGAATTGCATGTTGCATTTCATGAAAAAAAGTATTTCTAAAACTTTCATCGTTTACATCTATGTCTTTTCTACTTCCAGAAATTACAATAGAACCTCTTGGTCCTTTACTAGGATTAAAATGTGCACCAGACTCTTTAGCACCATCAAAGTAAAATTGTACGTTTTTTGCTTCTGGATACTGTTCAAACAACTTAGGATGATCCATAATATCGCCAACATTAGCAGTTTGACTTGGGGAAGTCTCTTTTAAGGTTATGTTTCCATCATTAGATTTAATTAAAACATCTGAGTCATCTATTTCAAACTTAAAGTAAGGTTTTGGTTCACCCCTTACCATAAGAGGCTCTGAGAAATAATCGGCTTCTGCAGACCCTACTGTAAATCTTCCTGTAATTTCTTCAATCTCTTCTGGGCTAAAACCTCGTTCTTCTAGTTCTACTGCCTTTCGTAGATCACCACCATAAAAATCTTTTGCACCTTTACCTGCAATAATTTGATTTACAACTTCAGGGTCTACACCCCTCCTTAGAGCCGCTTTTGCTGCATCACCTATAAAAGGAATTATACCAGCAGCAGTACCTGCGCCTGCAAGTGCAGCATCTTTGTACCTGCCCTCTTTAATAAGATTAGCTGTTTCTTCAATACCTAAATACTCTCCTGCGATAGGCGTAGTTTCTGCTAACATAGCTACAGTCTGAGCTTGATATGGAGTAGCACCTAGTTTATCTATGGCTAAGTCATAGATATAATTTTTAGTGGGTGTAATGCCTTCATCATCTTTTCGTCCAGCCAATGAACGTTCCTCAGCTTGTTCATTAAAACCTAGTAAGTCCCTACCAAATTGATATGCAGCAGTTGCGCCTCCAACAAGACCTGATCCTCTACTCATAGGGCCAGTTAGTAGGCCCATAGCACCTGTATCATCCATATACTCTTGAACTGTTGGTTTAGCCTCTTTTGCTCTAGGGGGAAGACCTAATGCTTCCTCTGTTTCACGTTCAAGATTACCCATTAGCATTAACCTTTAATCTAAGCTGTTTTAAAGCTTGCAAGGCGTAGATCTGTCCTTGCACCCTATACATTACATGCTGCTCATCTGATTGGGCAAACTGTTTGTAACTAGCTTGAATACGTTCTTCTAGTTCTGCTTCAAATGCATTCCATGCTTCGGGGTTATTTACTAATAGTTTTAAGCTCACTGCATTGGTCCTCCACCAGTGTTAGCTGAGAAGCCCTGTTCCCCCGGCTGTGGTGCTGTGCCTGTACCTATGGTACCTCCACCGCTGCCTTGGGTATCCTGTACCTGTGCGCCTGCTGGTGGCCCCTGTGGACCTCCTTGTGGAGCTGCCTGTGGTGGACCTGCTTGTGGTGGCGGTGGATTCTCTTCACGGAACTTTTTAAGTAGTTCAGCTTGTATAGCAGCATCACCCATTGAGTTGACCAGTTTGTCAGGGTCAAGGTCCATAGACTTAGCAATCTCACGCACGATGTAATCCATCTTAGCAAAGGGAGCTAGTACAGGGTTCTGTACCACACCAAGAAATTGCATCAAGCGTTGACTACGTACTTCATTAGCCATAAGACTTTCAGTACCACGTGCTTTAACTTCAAGGTCTCCCTTGATTGCATCATCGTAATCAAACTGCATGTTGAAGTTAAAGAATGCTTTAGCTAGTGGTGCTAGTAGGTAATCGTCTACGTTCTTTACTACATTCCGTATAGAACCATTAGCAGCAGACATGAGCATGCTAATGCCAGAAGCTGTACGTCCGACACCTTGTACTCCTGTCTGACCGTGAGCAAAGCTAGGAAATCCTGTACTCTCGTCTGCTAATACACGTGCCTTGTCAAACATCTGCATGTTCTCATTGGATACGTTGGGGAACTTGGTGCCAAAGATAGCTTGTCCCGGCGCCCCGCCTTGGCGACGAAAGACTTTGCCGGGATATACTGAAAGGTCTTGGCCGGGAACTAGGTTAGTCTCGTCCACCTCAATCAACATATTACCAGACAGTGCAGCATTGTCAACAGCCATACGCATAAAGCCATTCATTAGTGTCTGTGTGTCATCCATGTTTTCAGCAATGCCTACACCAAACAAGCTGTATGGGCTTACTTCATATGGTACTGCATAATAGGGAATGATAGCAGGGGTGAATGGGTTCATAACTAAACGCAATACCTTACCATTGCATACCCAGATGTTTACACTGACTTGATCCATGTCAGATAGTTCAGAAGGAATGTCTATATCATGTCCTTCAAGAACCTCAGTGTCTACGTTACCCCAAAACTCAAGAACTTCAAAGCGTTCAGCTTTAGATTCCTGAGCATCATCTTCCATAGCTTGCTCCCACCATTCTTTGGTGTAAGACTCACCGTCAGCTATAGCAAGGTCTATAGCATTGCTTCTAAAGAAAGGACGTCTTTTAAGATTACGTATTTGTGTACGTGACATTTTGTGACGTTCTACAACGTACTCAGCCTCATCCATGTTAGCTGCATCAGGGTCAGGGTAGAAGTTCCAAAGAGATACACTGGAAGTTTGTGGAATGGTTTTAATAGTAGGGCTATACTCACCTTCTTCATTCCAATTAGGATACTCTTTGTCTATAGCAAACGGACCTTTCATTACGCCTGTGCCAAACAAGGCGCATTCAAAAGCAGCTACACGTAACTGTTTGTTTGCATTGGATTCATCAAGCTGATCGTGGATTTTCTTCTCCATCTTTTTAGCTGATACCATTGCTGGATGAAATGTAATCTGTGTAGGTGTACTACCCACACCTTCTTTAAGTTGATCCTCTACAGGGGCTAGGCTATTCTTTAGACCAGCTAGACGTTCTTTAAGATCAGTCATAGTCTCGCCGGGAAGTAGCTTAGTATCTTCTGGGCTTGGACCTTGTGCTTTTTTTATCTCATCATTAGATTCAAAGTGTACAGACTCAACCACACCTTCAGGCAGTACGGTAGGGTCTACAGTGATTGGAAACTTATTGTTGCCAAAGAGTACCTCAATGATTTGACCATAGGCTGCAAGGACTTTAGTCTTAGTTACTTTGACAAAGACTTGGGATTTTTCTGTAGAAGTAAACTGTACATCAGGACCATAGAGGCCACGGTAGTTACGGTAAGCTTGTATCCAACGTGTTTCTTCTGTTTCTCTAGCGTCAGATGCTTTCTTATAGTGTTTCTGTACAAGGCCTACAATGCTACCTGCAAGAGGATCACTATAAGTATCTTCTTTCATGTCATCTAAAGAGGTAGCCTCTTCAATGTCCATGCCCATGCTTTCTTCAAATTCGTCCATAGTGTATCCTTAATAACCGAAGGTTGGGTCACTTGCTTGAAACCCTGATCGTTGTGTTGCAGGGTCAAAATCAAACAGACTGCTTCGTGGTCTTGTCATAACCCCATACCTGAGTGCATCGTATAGGTGATCTTCTGAGTGTGTGTCTACGTCTTCAGGGTTATTCTTATCCAGAGGTAGTGCTGGTATTTGTGAGATAGTATTGCTACAAGTATTAAAAAAGACTAACCTTGGTTCTTCTGTAAACTCATCTACTTGTAATCGTCTGTGTATCTCATTCTTACCTGCAACCCTTGAACCTCTGGACCTGTCAGCAGGTCTCCACCTACAGCCTCGCATAATCATTTGTTCAGCTAGGCTTGGGCCAGTATCCCCACGTTTATGCCAGAGAGATGAGTCAAGAACTCCGTAGCGTATCTTCTCTCCATCCTCTGCTTCTAGTATCATATCAGCTAGATCAGTAGCTATAACCTTTGAGCAGTACATCTCTCTGTAAATAATTAGTTGTTCATCAGGAGCTACAGCAAACCAAACAACCCCTGAGTAAGAACCGTATCCGTAGTCACATGCTCTAAACCTTGCCCAGCCACTGGGTATCTCAAAGGGTTCTATGACGTGTACTTGTCTATTCCACTCAGGGAAAGCAGCACCTTCATTTACATCCCAGTTACCTTCAAGTAGTTGCTTACGTTGATGCTCTGGTAGTGATAGTAGGTTAGCTTCATATAGTCCATCATCAGCTAGGTACGGGTTATCAAATAGAGTAGCAGGAATAAACCTGCGTTTAAACAACGGCTGACCCTCTTTTGTGTGACCTTTAGGCCAAGCAATGACCTCTCCCGTTTCCATATCAGTAGCATTAAAGCTAGTATTATGTGGGGCTGGGTCTACAAAAGTCTTCTTAACCCACTGATGACCTGCTCCACCGGGGTTAGTAGTACCCCTTTGATATAAACCTAGACCACTATTCCTAGTAGTACGTAGGCGTGATCTCATATAGTTCCAAGGATAAGGGCTAGGCCATTGTGTAAGTTCGTCAAAACCAATCCAGTTAAAAGCTTGTCCTTGGTATCTTTGTACATCATCGTCCCTATCTAGGTATGAGAGCCAGAGAGTTGCACCGCTTGGAGCTACCCACGTCTTATCACGTTCCATAAACTTAATCCCGGGGATTGCTCTTGGGTAGAGCTGTTTGGAGACTGAGATAAGTTCTCTGAGTTCTTCTGTGCTTCTCCGTACCAACAGCATAGAAGATAATGGATTATTAAAATACCTAACAGGGTCGGCCAACATAGCAAAAGACTTACCACCACCAGCCGCTCCACCATATAGTACCTCTTGTTCTGACGCTGAGAGAAAGTCTGTCTGAGGGCCGGGATTAGGCTCAAAGATAACGTCTTGAGCTTTCTCTACCTCAATCGGCTCTGGCTTCACTCTCGCTGGAACTGGTTGAAGCTCTGGCTCCAATACGGTTTCTTTCAAGGGTTTCCGCTTTTGCCGCCGCTTCTTTGTAGCGTTCAGCGTAATAGCGTTGCGTTGAAGCTTCTGCTTTACGTTTTCGTTCAAGTTTAACTCTCTTCATTAGACCCACGTGAGAGATATATCTACCTGACTTCTCACTTATCCAGTTGGCTACATCTCTGTAACTATATTGCTTTAGATACTTCTTAGCTTCTTCTAAAGCTTCTAGTTCTTCTGGGATTGGTAGCAGTATATCATCATCTTCAGGGTCTTGTCTATAGCCAAATGGCACAACTCTGCCTACTCTAACGACAGACAACCACTCATACTCACCATCAACTAGCTCTGGCTCAGGGAGCTTCCAAGTTTTATTAACTTTCATTTTTAGGCGGTAATATAAATACAGGGTTTTCAGCTTTGATTTCTACCTTGTCTGTCTTTACAAAGCCAGCACGGTCTAGGAAATCTTTAGCTGCTGCCATCTTTTCTTTATTGCCGAGATCAGTAGGGTTAGTCATAACCTGCATCATAGAGTATGCAGCTTTACTACCAGCAGTAGCAATAAACTTCTTAGTAAGTTCAGCAATCTCATCCTGCAATACAGCAGTAATAGTTGTAGAGGATATAGTATCAGCATACCCAGCAAGACGTTTAGCTCTTACAGGATCACCCTGTGCTTGCTCAAACAATACATCAAGGAATAGTTGTTGTTTTTCAGTAAGTTTTCTCATCCGCACTCACACTTCTTACATGAACACTCACGGTTAAGCAAAGCGCACCATATACGTTTTATGTATCTAATCATGTTTTTTTCCTATACGGTTTTACTTTGGCTGCAACTTTCTTAGGTTGAGCCACAAACTGCTTACCCGCAGCAGTGCCTTTTCGTTTGGCTCTAGTTGTAGAGGCATACTGAGAATCACTAAGAGACTTAATAGCCGCTTTAGGTAGATACCTTTCGCCGGTGGCCTTTGGCCCTTGTGTTGAGGGCTTTCCACTCTTAGTAGTCCATTTCTGTTTAGTCCAAGATTTAAGACTTTTTTGACTTTTTGCTAGTGCCATCGTGTACCTTCTGTACTGCAAAATTAGCAGTAAGACTTGCTCCCTTATGGGCGACAAACTTACCACTATGTTTCATAACTTTAAAGCTACCATCAGATTGTTTCATCCAATGATAGCCTTTAGGTGCTTCTACTTTCATGAGGTGTACCCCCCGCCCTTAGCTTTGTATTGCTTGGCAACCATTTGAGCTTTACGAGCCGACCACTGTCCGGGCTTTCCACCTGAGCTGCCAGCCTTAACGGAGGCGACAAGAGACTTACGCATAGTAGGCTTAGTATAATTACCCGCCGCATTTACAGTTGAACCGCCTTTAGCATACCCCTTTGGCTTTGCTTTAGGTGCTTTCTTTACCGTAGAACTTTTGTTTAATTTCACCACGTGTGACCCCTATGTCTTTTAGAGCTGAGTCCGTCATATTGCTAAGTTGCCAGTATGATACTCTTCGTTGTTGGCTTTCCTGCAGTGCTTTAATAAATCGTTTAAACATGGTTATCTCCTTTTTACCAGAGACAGTTATACCACAGGTTACTCTATCATACTACATACAAGATTGCAACCCCGTTATGCGTTTTTCTTCTTCTTAAGGTTATCTACCTGAGACTTAACCATGCCACCCATGTTGTAGGTCATGGTGCCATTCTTAATCATAGGCTTCCTGCTTACTACAGAGTCCTTAGAAGGAAAGCTTGAGGTTGCCATAGTGTTTACTGTGCCGGGATTAGATTGCATTCCACCCTTGTTGTATTTCACCATGCCGCCACCCATCATTTTCTTCTTGGTCATACCACCTTTATTCATCTTGCCAACACCGTCAGCAGCATAGGCTGGTACCTTCTTGCCATCTTTCATAACCATAGGCATTGATCCGCCTTTGTTATAGCTTGATGTTTTCTTTTTGGTTCCGTACATTTTATTTTACCTTTTTTAAAATAGAGGATACTACAGGGTCTCCTGCAGTATTTGTTCTAAAGAATACTGTGTCTCCAATTTCAATATTGCTAAGACGTCCGGGAAATTCTTTACGCATAAACTTTCTTACTGCTGCATTACTAATAATTCTTTTCTTTGTTGGTATTACTTTTCTTTTAGGTTTTACAGCAGAAAAAGACTCTAGTGTAACTTCAGATTTGTTTGCTGGGCGTTTAATCCTTGCTGATTCCCTGCCACCACGTTCTTGAGCTATTGCAGAATCTTGAATTGTTTTTTGTTTTTCAAGTCTTTTTAAAATAGCAGGGTCTTTTAATGTTTCAGCTATTCTAGCCGGTTTTGCACCAGCATCTTTAAGAATAGCACGAAGTCCTGCAACCGTAGTTACACCTGCGCCTTGAGCTGAGATTCGTTTTACACGTTGGGCTTTTGTTTCTGAGCTGCGTACAATTTTAGGTTTGTTTCCATCAATAATTTTAAGCATGTCTGCTCTTGAAATGCCGTCAATTTTTTCAGGAAAACTTATAGTATCTTTACTTACATCTTGACCTTTAGGGTCAACAATAGGTTTCATTCCACCGCTTTTAGGGCGCAGTTTAGGGCGAACTTTATCTATACCTTTTACTTTATAGTTTGCACCACCTTTAAGTTGTTCATTCATAAAAGAACGTAAACTTTGACCTTTACTTAAATCAGAAGCCTTAACAGCAGCCATCTTCTTGTTGTTTTTACTGTAGTAAATTGAACCAGCTTCTTGTGCAGCAGAAATAGAAGAATACTTTTCCCAATTTTTTCCGCCCAAGTCTTTTAGTTTCTTTGCCATCACCTAAACCTTTATATCTATTCTACCACTTGACTTTGTGGGACCAGTATTTTGCTGACAGTTTGCTCGTTGTCTTCCCTTGTGCATCATGTCTTGCGTAGTAACTTTTTTTACGGGCTTTATCTTTCGCAGTCGTGGGAGCTTTACCTGCACCTTTAACGCCCTGCTGCCCAAACCTGATAAATTTATAGGTATCTCCTTCTTTAGCCATAACGCAGTGAGACTTAGTTTTGTGATTAGGAGTTTTCTTTGGGGTATTAACCTTAGTTAACCCTTCCTCTTTCATCTTAGTCTTGACTCGTTCAGGGATAGCCATAGTGATTCCTTAAAGTAATAATGAGGGGAACACCGGCGCCTAGCTTCACCCCCAACTTATAATATACTAATCTTCAACGCCAAATCTCTTTGGTACACAATAAGCTACTGCACGATCTTCTAGTGCTATGCCATGTGTACTGTATCGTCTTACTACTTCTTTAGCGTAGTAGTTGCAATGTTCTATGTTATCAAAGACCATCTCGTATTCTATAAGCTCTCTATCTATGCCAAGATAGATTAAGAGAACGAAGGTAAACATTACATCATTTCAAAGTGTGGTGCATCAATGAACGGTCTGCGACCTTGAGAACGACGAAGGTCTACATAGTCATTCATTGCGTCTTCCATTGTTCCTTGGTAATCAGCAATATTACCTACTGTCCACGCAGCTCCCCACTTCAGGGGGATACCATGTTTACGTGAAGCTTTAGCCATAGCATCAGCTAGGTCATCATACATGTTCAAAGACCAAGTAATATTAGAACCAACGTAGGCCACTAGGTCCACTGCACGTCCCTCTAGGTGCTTACTCTTCATTGTCTTGGAGGCACCCTTAGCTACTAGAGCTTCCTGCTCTGCTAGGGTACGCATACCACAGGTAACTCCGAAGTCTACTTTGGTTAGGGTGATAGCAGTCTTAACCATTTCAATCAGGTCAGGCTCAATGCCAGCCATGCGGTCAATGCTGCGTGTTGATAGTTTGAAGGTCATTCTATTTCTCCGCTATGAGCTTTGATTGCTCTCGTACTAACTCTTGTTGTTTTTCTAGTGTGATGTATTGCTTGTCTACCTCTGATAGTTGAGGGATAGGTATTACGTTATCTTTTGCCAAAGAACTTACTCACTGACCTCATGCCAATGCTGGCACTTACTATTCCACCTAATGCAATCTGATACCACTGAGGCATTATCTCTAGTGAAGCAAATCCTTGAGCTACTATAGCATTACCCCATTCACCACAAAAGGCTAGGATAAGCGGAATGCTAAACAACAAAGTAATCCATTCATCTTTCCAGCTATTCTCAGTAGCTCTCATTGCTTCTAAGTCCCAGTCAATCTCTCCTGTAAGCTGCTTCTTCTTGATCTCAGCTTCAGTAAGTTTAATCTGGGTCTTACCGTCTATGATACTGGTGGCTAGACCAGTGAGACTTCCTATGAGTTGACCAATCATTTATACTTTTCCCTATAAGCTTCTTCAAATC